AAATACGAAACTATGGAGATGGATGATAAGTGGGCTGATATAATGAGTATTCTATACAGGCCTGTAAAACAAAAGGTTGGCAAGTTCTACGATACAACAACATACGATGGTAATATAAATGGAGAGAAGTTTTTAGATTTAGGTATGGATATTCATTGGGGAACGCTTTTTTTTTTAAAAAGTTTATTGAAGGACTTATCGAGCGATATCCAGAAATCTTTGATGGAGTCGATGGAAATACCACACAACATCAAATTAATTTTGGGAAGAAGTGGAAGTCTTACACTTCCATAGTTCAATTAGCAGGAGAAGATATTCTGAGAATGGATGATGTGGTAAAAGAACCATTAGAGAAATGCTTACTATATCTTGCATACTTATCAGATAAAGTTACCTTAGAAGAATTAGTTCATAAAGAGATGATGAAGAAGATGAAATAGTAATGTTATATTTTCATTTTCAATTGTTAAAATACTAAACAACAAAACCCATATTATGTCATCACCTTCTTTTTCACGAAATATGAGGAAATGGACCGGAGTTTATATCGGCCCAACTTTAGGTAAATCTTCTCCGAAGAATAGCCGTAGAGCATGTCTATGTAAGGATAAGAACACATATAGCAGAGATTGTTGCGAAGGATATTTAATTAATCAGGGTATAGGAGTAATTCAAGGAACTCCCTCTGGAAGTAACAATATATAAATATATATAACAAATGTCATATACTAAATCGGAACTATTAGCAATCAATCAGGCAAACTTTCCGGATAACAATTCTGGTTTAATTACGCCTGTATTAATGCGTAATTATAACACTGCTTCGATTGATTCGTTTGTAGATGAAATTCAATATAATATAGATTCAGCATCTATAGTTACACAATTAGATTCATTAGTTGCGAGTGGTAGTGGGGTTCAAATCATTTATAGTGGTAGTAACTTAGGAACTGTAACTCAATTAGAGTTTACAGGTTCAGTAACTGCTTCAGTAAGTGGAAGTGTTGGAACTATATTTGTTCCAGCTATAGCAGGAGCATCAGGAACTGCAGGAACATCGGGCACAAGCGGAACGAGTGGAGTAGATGGACAATCAAACACATTCTTTAACTACCAAGCAAAAACTACCATAACAAGTGGTGACCCTCTTAGTGGTCATATCATTTGGAATACAGCAACTCAGGCATCAGCATCTTCTATTAACGTAAGTGATATAGACCAAAATGGTAATAACACCGATATATTTTTAGGTAACATACCATCAGGTTCCATTATAGTATTACAAGACCAGGCATCACATACAAACTATCAAAGATGGCAAGTAGGGGCTGGTGTAGATAATACAACATATTGGACATTCCCTATAACTTTAATAGCATCAACATACGAGTTTCCTAACAATACTCAGATGTTATTTATAATATCTCAATTACCATCAGGCACATCAGGAACTTCAGGAACAAATGGAACTGCAGGAAGTGGTGGTAGTTCAGGCACATCAGGCACTGCAGGAACGAGTGGAACATCAGGCACATCGGGTGTAGATGGAACTTCGGGTTCAAGCGGTAGTAGTGGAAGCAGTGGCACATCAGGCACGAGAGGAACATCAGGCACTTCAGGCACATCAGGTATATCAATCAATTGGAGAGGAGCATGGGATTATCTAAACAACTATTCTATTAATGATTTAGTTGAATATCAGGGTTCTTCTTATATAGCAATACAAAACATAGTAGGTGGAGATACATTAAAGAATCCATCTAATCCAACATATTGGGATTTAGCAGCAGCAGCTGGAACATCAGGTTCAAGCGGTAGTTCAGGCACTTCAGGTGTTAATGGAACTTCAGGTTCTTCAGGCACAAGCGGAAGTAGTGGTAGTAGTGGAAGCAGTGGTAGTTCAGGTTCATCCGGAACATCTGCAACATCAGGAACTTCAGGCACATCTGCAATAGATGGAACATCAGGTTCTTCGGGAACTGCAGGTTCATCAGGAAGTAGTGGGACAAGTGGTGTGAGTGGAAGCAGTGGTTCGAGCGGTAGTTCGGGCAGTAGTGGAACTTCAGGCACTTCAGGTGTAAGTGGAAGTAGTGGAAGCAGTGGGACTAGTGGTATCGATGGAACAAATGGTTCAGCTGGAACATCAGGTATTGATGGAACTTCAGGCACAAGCGGAGCAAATGGAACATCGGGTGTAAACGGAACGAATGGTGCAGCTGGAACGAATGGTATAAATGGTAGTTCAGGTACGAGTGGAGTTTCTCCATCAGTAAGTGGATTTGCTACTACAGGTTCTAATACATTCCAAGGAACTCAAACAATAAGTGGAAGTTTATTTGTAAGAGACCAATCATTCTTAGCAGGACAAGTAAACGCAGGCAATATATATGTAGGTAACCTATATGGATTAGATACAACTCCATTTATCAATGTTCAGCAAGAATTAAGAATCTTAACAGGTTCTAAAATTGGTAATAATTTATCAGATAAACATACGATTACTGGTTCTTTATCTATTAAAGGTGATATAGTTGGAGCAAATAATTTTGTTGGTAACCAAACAATAACTGGTTCTGTAACTATAGATGCCAGTGCAATTGTAGGCCCTTCTTTTACAATACCTAGTGGAGATGCTTCAATAGCAGCCGTATATATTGATAGGTTGTATTCTAGAAGTGTGAATCCAATTTCAGTTCAAAACTCTATACAAGTAACCGGTTCAGTAGATACATCATTAGAAACAAAAACAAATACATTAAAATCACAATTATTATTAACACCTACTACATTAGTTGGAGCATTAGAAGTTTCAATAGGATATAATGGTGTGTTAGTAGGACCTGTAAGTAATGCAGGAGTTGTTACAATAGCATCAGGTTCAACATTAATAATATTATAAAAACAAAAATATATGAGCACTTTAAGAGTAGACAGAATAGAACCATATTTAAGTAGTAGCATTGATATCGTAGGATACACTGCAGCTACAGGTGGAGCAACCACAGGTTCTAACGTATTCGTAGGAAACCAAACTGTAACTGGTTCAATAGACATAACAGGTCAGTTCTTAGTTAATGGAACACCAATCACCGGAAGTGGTGGAAGTATAAGCACTGCTTCATTAGCAACTACAGGTTCTAACGTATTCATTGGAAATCAATTTATCAATGGAACATTAGCAGTAACTGCATCAGGAACTGAATTAAAAGTAAACAACGATGGAACTATCGATGTAACATCTAATGGCGGATTTAATGTTATAGGTTCAATGACATTAGTAGGTGGTGGATTGGATGTTGATGGTAGTGTAACTGCATCAGCATTTCAAACTAGCAATATTCAAGCTGGCGGTAACATATTAACTTTAGATGCAGGTAGTGGAGCTATCCTATTTATGGGTGGTAACAAATTGGAAGTTAGTGGAAGTATCGATGCCAATGGTAACATTACTGCTAATAACATCAATGGTAATACAATATCAGCAGGTGGAGCAGTAAGTTCTTCAATAGGATTTAGTGGTGATGGTAGTGGTATTTCAAACGTAAATGCAGTAACCTTAGATGGTTTAGATTCAACTGAATTTGCAACTACAGGTTCTAATCAATTTATTGGTAATCAAGGAATAAGTGGCTCATTAACTTTAACTGGTGCAATAATAGGACCAGACAGTTTAATTTTACAACCTGATGCTAATGATGTTAGGTATTTAGAAGTATATAACACTGCAGCACAAGATACACACATTACGGCAAGTGGTGGTTACCTATTCTTAGGTGATGATACAACTTATGTATTTGTTAACAATTTTGGAAGTGATAGAAAAGTATATATAACTGCAGATAATGGATTATTAATATCAGGCTCTACAACTATAACGGGTTCAGTAGATATTACTGGAGACTATAAAGTTAATGGAGTTCCTCTTCCAACATCTACAATAAATACAGGTTCATTTGCAACTACAGGTTCTAACACATTTACAGGAGCACAAACTATATCATCAGCATCTTTCTCAACAAACATTAGTTCAATTAATATTAACAATGTTGATGGAAGTGGTGGAATGGGACAATCTAAAATAATTGGTGTATCGGCTAATCCAACAAACATTGGAGGACCTTACGCATCGTGGTCACCACAACCAACCCTTTATGGTATTGGTTCTTCAGGTCCTTATCAAATAGCAATATTCCAATCGCAAGGTAACTATACTGATGGTAGAGTATCATTACAAAGACCTTTAGTAGTAACTGGTTCAGTTACAATCACAGGTGATATTACCGCAGCTAACCTTACGGGTAGTGGTGGAACAATTGATACGGGTTCATTTGCAACTACGGGTTCTAACGAATTTGTGGGTAAGCAGGGAGTGACTGGTTCATTAGGAGTATCTGGTTCAATCATATTGACAGGTAGTTTGTTGATGACAGGTTCAGCAACATTCGTAAACAATGGTCCTTCAACATTTAATGGTGATACGGTAATATCTACAATAGATTCATTACCTTCAGGCACACCAGGTCAGATAGCATTTCAGGGTGGTAAGATGTGGGTTTACATTGGTGGACAATGGAACGAAGTTCAATTCGTATCAGCACCACCACCACCATCTTCATTTGAATTCACTATGGCATACGATGTAAGTGATTCAGGTTCAGCATGTAATGGTTCACCTTCACAATTCTATAGTGATTCAGCATCATTAGAACTTAATAGCTTCCTTTGGACTGGACCAGGTTTAGCAAGTAAGGTATCCAATGGATATTACGCATCTGAATCAATTTGGTATGAGGTAACGGGTGGTGATGGAGAAATAACTGTTACAGGTTCTTGTCCTTCATACTATACATACTCATTCGCAAGTAGTTCAGCAGATGCAGCAACCGCTTGTTCAGATTACCCAGCTAGTGCAAGTAATTACTATTCAAGTAATAACTCAATAGGAACAGGTAACACTATATATACGGATACTGCGTTAACATCTATAGCAGCTAACAATACATACTACTCAGATGGAACAAACGCTTACTTCCAAACGGGAGATGCAATTGATTCAACAACTAACTGCTAATAGTAAATAAATAAAAACTCAATTGTTAAAATAATAAATCAATCATAAAATGAAATTAGAAACTCAAAATTCATATGTAACTAACCCACAATTTGTGGGAGGTGTAGCAGTAACTCCAATATCAGGTTCAGCATTTGCTTCGGCATCTTCTGATAATCCTCAATTCGGATTTGTTGCAGGTGGTTTGTATGTTGGTTCATTTGCAGATTTAACTGTAAAAACCTTTGATGGTTCAGTATTAACATTCCAATCAGCGAGTGGATTTATACCTGGAATCATTACTGCAGTTAGTGCATCTTCAAATGCTTATAGCATTATTGCTTTAAGATAACCAAACAACAACCAACCAATAGATTACTATGTTAAACTTAAATTATAATATCAACAACTCCTTAAGGAATCAAAGAAACTTCCTTAAGGGTAAAGTTGATTATAGATGGAGAAGAACCATAACTACGGCAGCTGGATTACAATCTGGTTCTATAATCTTTGGAACGGGTAGTATAGATTTTGTCCCATTTGATGTAGAAACATATTTTCTATCAGGGACTTATGAAGCTGGAGAATTATCATCAGGTTCAGCAATTGGACAACCTGTAACTATGAAAGTTACGGGTAGTGGTGTATGGCCTACAACAGGTTCAAACTCTTTATACATTGTTATAGGTAGTAGCTTAGGATTCAACCAAACCTCAAGCTTATTTATGTCAGCAGAAGCTGGTAATATGAACTTAAGTGGTAGTATTATTAGTTCATCATTCTTCCCTGTATTAAACAACGAATACAATGTAGATTTCGGTGTTAACCATACTAAAGGAAATATATTTAATCCATTGGTGTTGTGGAAATCAATGCAAGAAGAGGATTTAAGTGGATTAAGTGTAGATTTACCAATTAACGGATACACATCATCATTCAACATTGTAAAAAATGAGAATGAGTTATTGGTTAACATTAGAGAAGTAAGTGGAAGTATCTCTTCTTCATTTGAATACCTATATAACTTTGGTGTAACTGCTTCATTAACTGCCAGCATCAATAATGTGACAGGTTCAACAACTATGTCAATATTAATACCTGAAGCTGGAGTTTCAACCGTAAATAGATATTTTAACCCAACTACTACGAATGTAGCATTTACTGCTTCGTTTGTAGCAACAACTGATTCTCCTTATACCATAACTGGAAGTGTAGAATACAACAAAGGTAATCTATCAGTAGCAGATATAAACTATAGAGCATTACAAACTTCGACAACACAAGATTTAGAAGGAAACGGAACTAACTTAAATGGTCCAACCTCTTCTTTCTCATTAAGAAAAGATATTGCACAAAAAGTTCTGATACCTCAGGTAAGTGGAGCTGCAAGTGTAGGTTCTTATAATAACGAAAACTCATTTAATCAAACTGCAAGTTTATCACAAAATGTGAATAACACAACAGGTTCGGTAACAATGAGTATAGTAGTGCCTGAATCAGGCATTAACGTAACTCAAAGTTGGTTTAATCCAACTACAACTACTGCAGCATTAACATCTTCTTTTGTAGCTCAAACTATTACTGGAAGTTATAATGTGACAGCAAGTGTAATAAACAATAAAGGAAACGAATCAAACTCTGATATCAATTGGTTGATAAGTTCATCGGTAGCACCTACTACACCATTTACTGCAAGTGCATCATTCAGAATTGAAAAGGATGTATCTTACAATAGAGTGGTATTAGCAGAAGTTCCAAATGCAGGAACTGCATCGATATCTTCATCATTCCAAAACCAATGGGCGTTTAATATGACAGCATCTTTAAGTGCTTCATTCGTTCCATACTATTCAGGTTCTGATAGTTCTTCATATACATACCAAGTAACATCATTGAGAATACCTCAAACAAATGCTAACACTTGGTCTTATGATACGGCATCACTTTTAACTGCATCATTCACCGCTCAAACGGATATTGAAGCTTACGGAATAACTGCAAGTGTATTAAGATATACAAATCAATTAATCGATTTTGCATTAATTGGTGGTGGTGGAGGTAGCTCTGCAGGAAATGTAATAGGTGAAGGTAGATTTTTTAGAGCATATCCAGGCGCTGGTGCAGGAGCAGGAGCAGTATTAACAGGTTCAATTAACATATTACAAAATTATAACTATCAAGTTGTAGTTGGTAATGGAGGAGCAGTTGGAACTCGTTTTGAAGGATTCCCAGCTACTAATGGAGAAACTTCTTCATTAATAGGACAAGTTGTTCCATATCCAAATTTAGATCCATACGCAGCACCTACATTAGAATATATTACAGCACCAGGTGGTGGAGCAGGTGGTAACTATTACAACCAATCACAAAGTGGAGGTTCAGGCGCAGGTAAAGCAAAAGAATCTATAGGAGCTCCAACATCAGCTAGTATAATAGAATTAGGAACTATGACGGCATCGTTATTAAATCCTAATTTAACTGGAACTGCAGGTTCATCTTCACCATTATGTGGTAATGGTGTCTTTGGTGGTTCAGGTAATGGTGGTGGTAAAGAAACATCAATTAGTTGGTTAACCATTAATGGTGGACTAGTTGGTGGTGGAGGTAAAAGAGGTGGTACAGCAGTTGGTAGCTTTCAAGAGTGTGACCCGGGAGCAGGAAATGCTTACGGAGGCGGTGGAGCTCAGGGATGGATTCCAGATGGTTCTCCACAAGGACCAGCTATTGGTTTTGTAAGACCTCCAATCAATGGAACAGGTGGTGGAGCAGGTGGTGGTAGCTTGGCAAGATTTAATGATAATAATTTTAGTTCAGGTTCACAAGGTGGTTCTGGTTCATTTAGTATCAGATACTTAGGTGCACCAAAAGCAACAGGTGGAGCAGTAACATCAAGCGGAGAATATACCGTTCACACATTCTTAAGATCACAGGATTTAATTTGGAATAACCAATTACCAACTAGTATGAGTATTGATTACTTATTAGTAGCAGGTGGTGGTGGAACTGGTAGAAATGCTTCAGGTGGAGCAGGTGGTGGTGGTATTATAAGTGGTAGCTTAATAGCCGTTAATAGAACACCATTAACAATCGTAGTAGGAGCGGGTGGTGCTAGCACAGGAACACCAGCAGCAACCTTTGGAGCAGTTGGTAATCCATCTCAGATTAGTAATTTAACTTATTTTACAAGTAGTGTTAATAATATTATTGGCGGTGGTAATTCGCCAGGCGCAGATGAAGGTTCAGGTCCATCAAACGATGGAGCTTATGGTGGAGGTGGAAAATATAATTCATTTGCAGGTGGAATAGGTGTATTAGGATTCAATGGTGGTTCAGGTTCATTTATAGCACAAAATAATAACCCTCCTGGTGCTCCAATACAAATTCAATACTTAGGTGGAGGTGGAGGTGCTGGTGCCGGACAAAATGGTGCTAATGCTTACACAGGTAGTGCAGAAGCATTCCAATATTGGACTGCAGGGTTAACAACAGGTTCTGAAGGTGGTAATGGTTTACTTACTAACTTTAGTGGAAGTGCTTACTTCTCTGGAGGTGGTGGAGGTTGCCGTTCATTAAATGGATCTCAAAATGTTGCGGCACCTGGTGGATTAGGTGGTGGTGGTAATGGTGGAAGTGGAACTGACCAATTTAATAGCAATCCTCCTACATCAGGAGAAGCTAACACCGGAGGTGGTGGAGGTGGAGCATATTGGGGTGGTGTTTCTAATCAGCAACCATTAGGAGCAGTAGGTGCTAATGGTGGTAGTGGTATTGCATTAATTAAATACGCTGGAGCACCAGTTGCAACAGGTGGTATTGTTCAATACGATGGTGTTAACACTATTCACCGATTTGAATCATCAGGATTATTTGAATTTATACAATAATATAAAGAATATGGCACACTTTGCACAAATAGACAACGATAATAAAGTAACCCAAGTATTGGTAGTAGATAACTCTCAAGAACATAGAGGTGAAGCATTCTTAGCAGGAGATTTGAGATTGGGTGGTAGATGGATACAAACTTCTTATAATCATAACTTCAGAAAACAATTCGCAGGAGTTGGATTCACTTATGATGAAGAGGGTGATGTATTCGTAACGCCACAACCATACCCAAGTTGGACATTGGATGCGAATTTTGATTGGCAACCACCAGTTGAAGTACCTGAAGATGGATTATGGAATTGGGATGAATCTACATTAAATTGGGTAGCATTATAAAAAAAATTACAATAAAATAAAAACCAATTGTTAAATTAAAAACAAAGAATATTATGAATTCAAAAAACGTATTAGATAAAATCATTACAATGTTATCTTTTGAAAAGAAAGAAGATGCAGTTGAAATGACATACGCTAAATTAGCCGATGGAACTATAGTAGAATCTCCTACATTTGATGTGGGTGAAGCTTTAGATATAGTATCTGAAGATGGAACTAAATCTCCAGCTCCTAATGGAACTCACGAGTTAGCATTAAGAGATTCTGAAGGTAGAGATGTTCTTATCAAAGTTGTAACTGAAGAAGGTAAAATCGTTGAAAGAGAAAACGTAGAATTACCTGCAGCAGAAGAAGCTGAAGTTGAATCAGAAATGAAGGATGAGGTTAAAATGGAAGATGAAACCGTTGAACCAATTACTGAAGATACTGATAAACCAACTGAAGAAGTAGATATGAAAAAGGTAATGGAAGAAATGTCTTATCGTATTGAAGAGTTGGAAAAGAAGATGGAAGAAATGGGTAAGTATAAAATGGAAGAGAAAGAAGAAACTGAAAAAGTTGAACCTATCTCAGAAATGAGCCTTCCTAAATTAGATGGAGCTCCTATCGAAGATTCTCCAGCACAAAGAGTAAATAAATTCGGTAAGAAAGTGCAGAACTCTCAATCAGCATTCTTATCTAGATTATATAAATAAAATTATTAACAACAAATTTTTCAAAAAATGAGAAAACAACAAAATTTCACTCAACCGTCAGTTACTTCAACGTACGCGGGTGAGTTCGCTGGGAAATACATCGCAGCATCGTTGTTATCAGCTAAAACTTTGGACAACAAGTATATCACAATCATGCCGAATGTGAAATACAAAAGTGTTATCCAAAAGATTGCAGTAGATAGCATCGTAAACAACGCATCATGTGATTTCGTAACTTCAGGTACTGTAGCTCTTACTGAAAGAGTATTAGAACCAAAAGAATTACAAGTTAACTTAGAATTGTGTAAGCAAGAATTCGTAGACAGCTGGGAATCTTTACAATTAGGATACTCTGCATTCGATGAAATCCCTGCTAACTTCACGGATTTCTTAATCAGCTATGTGGGCGGGAAAGTTGCCGAGGCAACTGAAATCTCTATTTGGCAAGGAACTGCAGCAACTAACGGACAATTCGCAGGTTTATTACCAGCTTTATCAGCATCTGCAGCAGCAGGTGGTGCAGACGCAGTAATCAAATCAGCACAATCTGGTTCAATTACTTCTGCAAACGTATTAACTAAGTTAGATGGTTTAGTAAACGCTATCCCTGAGGAGGTTTACGGAAAAGAAGATTTAGTTATCTACGTTCCAACAAACGTATCTAAAGCTTACCAACAAGCTCTTTCTGGTCAAGGTTCTATCAACGGATACTTGAATCAAATGAACGTTGGTGAGAAACCAATGAACTTCAATGGTATCGATATCGTATGGTGTCCAGGTATGACTACTTCTTACATGGTAGCAGCTCAAAAATCTAACTTATACTTCGGTACTGGTTTGATGAGTGATTACAATGAAGTTAAGGTGTTAGACATGGCTGACTTAGACGGTTCGCAGAATTTTCGCGTGATAATGCGTTACACGGCATCGACTCAGTTCGGAATCGGACAAGATATCGCTATCCACATACCAAACTAATTGAAAATAATTGAGTAAGGAATAGGGAGGTTAACCATACCTCCCTTTACTCTAATACTTTCAGAATTAACCAAATAACAAAAAATAAAATAATAAAACTATGAGCTGTAATTTAAGCGCAGGCCGTAATGAGGTCTGCAAGGATAGCATAGGTGGTATTGCAGGAGTTTATTTTGTGAACTTTACCGGTTCTTTATCAAATGTAACCAATGGTGAATCTGATGCGTTAGTGGAAACATTACCAGCAGGTTTAACTGCATATTACTATGAGTTAAAAGGCAACTCATCATATACAGAAAATGTTAACTCTTCTAGAGATAATGGAACTACATTCTTTTCACAAGAATTGGTTCTTAACTTAAAGAAGTTAACAAATGAGATGACAACTCAGTTGAAATTAATGGCATGGGGTAGACCTCAAATCTTTGTTCATACTTTAAATGGTGATACATTATTAGTAGGACAAAGAGAAGGTGCAGATTTAACTGCAGGAACTATCCAAACGGGAGCAGCAATCGGTGACCTTTATGGTTACTCTGCAACTTTCACTGGACAAGAACCTTTCCCAGCAGCATTCATTTCTGGTTCAACTTTCCAAAATCCATTTGGCGCGGTAACAAACCCACCAACGATTGTAAGTGGAACTAACTCTTAATCAGTATAGATGAAGATATTAAAGGGGGAACTTAGTTCTCCCTTTTTTTATGCTACTACTTTTCGGTTTACGATTGTTAAATTACAAGATAAATCATACATAATACGAGATAATGATAACCTATTACATATCTGGAAGCAACATAGTTGATATAAGAATCAAACCTAAATGCAGTGGAAGCTTACTTTGGAGATTACAAAATATGAGTTCTCTTCAAAACACTACTGCTTCAATAGTAAATTACGAATACGATAATTACCAATCACTCCTAACATTTACTGCATCAGTAAATAATCCTAATATAGGAGACCAATATAGAGCAGAGATTGTTAATAACGGAACGGATGTAGTTTGGAATGGTTCGGTGCAAGTGTTCTCTTCACAATCAATTGATAAAGTAAACTATGTTAACCAAATACCATTGGAAGATTTATATGTTTCTAACCTATCAGATAACGAATATATAATTTTAGATTAATATGAAAATAAAACAAAACTTTTCCATTTTTAACATGGCACAACAGGATGTTCCTGTAGTTACGGAAGATACTAAAACCCGTTATACTTGGGTGCCTGTTGGTATAAATGGACATGATGATTTCTTCCAAGCAATCACGGAAGGATACAATAGTTCTACAACCAATGCAGCTTCTATAGAAGGTATAGCAGATATGATATTTGGTAAAGGTATCTTTAGTAAGAATACCGCATTCCAAACTAACTTAGATATCATATTACCTCAGGAAGAAATTAAAAGAGTTTCTTTTGATATTAAACTATATGGTAACTCTGCTTTCCAAGTTTATTGGAATGATGAGCATACTAAGATAGTTAAAATGTATCATACTCCTATCCAAACTCTAAGAGCTGAAAAGATATATAATAATCCTCGTATTGAGAACTATTACTATTGCACTGATTGGACAGACCAAAAGAAAGTTAAAGATAAAAAGAAGATTCCAGCTTTTGGAACATCAAATCAGAAATTAGAAATCCTTTGGATTAAAAATTATACACCAGGGCAGTATTACTACTCACTACCTGATTGGTTCTCTGCATTACAATTCTCTTATGTAGAAGCTGAATTAAGCAATCTACACTTAAACAATATTGAGAATGGATTCTTACCAATGGTAATGATTAATATGAACAATGGTATTCCTGCTCCTGAAGAAAGAGATACAATCGAAGATTTGATTGAAGCTAAATTCACAGGAACAAGAAATGCAGGCCGTTTCATCTTAACATTTAACGATGATAAGGAAAGACAACCTACAATTGAAACCGTTCAGATTGATAACTTACATGAGAAGTTTAAGTATGTAGCTGAATACGCACAAGATAGAATCTTAGTTGCTCATAGAGTTACATCTCCA